TCCACAACAAATTAACAAGTTTGGCTATTATGAACTAATAGTCGCACTTGTTAATTTTTTGTAGGTTATACTATATTTACTTAAATTTTAATTATTTATTTTATTTTTGATGTAAGAAATTACATTTGATTACTTGAGTGAAGTAATTTTAAAAAGAAGCTCAATTTTATTAATCCAATTGTAAGGAGAGTTACATTTGATTACTTGGACGAGGTAATTTAAAACAGAAGTCCACTTTAAAAAGAAGGAAGAACCTATATTTTAATTTTATATTTTAGGGTAGCGCCAAGGAAGGAACTAAATTGCTATTTTTAAAAACGCGTAATGCACCCATGTAGACATAACGAAAACCAGTTGGAATCTGTTACTTTCCAAAGCTCAGTTTGTGCTTTAATCCAAGCAAAAAAAGAATTTATAAACGTTAATTGTAGTGAGGAGTTAGTAGATAGGTATAAAGCCCAAAAGCTTTTTCTGTTTAGTGAAAAAACCGGTGATTTACTTGAGTTTCTGAGCTTCGATGATGTGGGTAAGATTTTAATCAAACCACTAGAAGAAATCTTTTTTGTTGGTAATAGACCAAATGATTGTAAATCACATTCAAATGCTAAGGATACGCATTTGAAGAAGGGAGGTGAAAGTGACGAGTATTTTGAGTTCAAGTTCGATAACGGTTCCGGCTCATTTATTCCAAATGGGGAAGAAAGTATATGGATACAGGAATGTGGAAAACCCGAAAAATTTAAATATAAAACTCATATAAATAGTTCTCTATTTGTTTTGGATGTTTACAAAAAAAGTTTGATAGAGGTTTATGAAAATGATTTTAATAGAAGAATTTTGCCTTGTTTTGAGTACAAATCTTGGAAGATAAAGTTTATTGGAAATAGGAATCAAGCAAAAGAGATCATAAACCAAATGCGATCAAAAGTTTCAAATAAACAACAACAAAATTTTAATAGAGAAAGTAATTTTAAAGCAGAGGGAATAATTAACACTTTAAATGCCGTTAAGGACAATTTTACAGATTTTTTAGGTGGTATGAGTACCATTTTTGAGGCAATTACATGTTTAGGTAAAACAAAAAGAGTTGTTAATGAAAAATATACAAGTTTCATGGATAGGATTAGAACACCATTGGCATCTTCTGAGATTGTACCGTTATTGGAAAAGTACGGTGTTGGTTTACTGAAGATTTTGATTAGTGTATTATCGTTTATATCTGCTGGATTTTCAGTCTTACACCTTAGTAGATTGGTTTTAGAAATTTATTGTTTATTTAGTGATAGTATTTCGTGGCAAAGTGAGTCATTAGAAACAGTTTTAGTTGCAGGAATTAGTTCAATTTTACCCAGTAGTTTATCAGCTATAATTAAGAAAATGACGCTTTTGACCAATAAGAAGTTGTTTGACGATTCTAATTTTATTTTTGATTTTTTTACTACAATATCACAATTAATGAAAAATTTAATATCTTTTTTACCAGAAAAAATCCAAACACACATGAGTTTTTTATTAGATTTATTTGGTTTAAGTGAATTTTTATATATACAAAGAGCAAAAAATATTATTTGTGAATTTCATAAGGATAGACACATTATGTTAGTAGATGATTTTAGAACTAGAGTTAAAAAATTAGAAGAGGAATTTAAAGCAATAGATTTGAAGAAGTTTTTTGCAAGAAACAAACCTTTACAGGATATTTGTAGTGAGTTTACAAGAATTTTTAAAGGAGTTGTTTCTTATGAACAAACTTCCAGACCAGAACCTTGCTGTTTTGTTTTTCAAGGCCCCCCTGGATGTAGAAAATCCGTAACAGTAACTAGATTAATTTCCGTTTTAGGGTTGACCCATTATGCCCATCTCATTAAAGGAGCAGAAGACGGTAAGGATCATTATGATTCTTACAATAATGAAGATATTTTTAATATGGATGACATAGGACAGATGAGTAAGTCCCAATGGAGATTTTTGATTAATTGGGTTTCAGCGATGAAATTACCATTAGAATGTGCTGAGGCAAGTTTAAAGGGAACCAAGTATTTTAATAGTGATTTAATTTTTTTAACAACTAATTGTTTTACAAATTTACAAGGTTTTACCGCCAAAGATTGTATTGAAACACCAGAGGCTTTGTGGCGAAGAGGGTACGTTTTTGATTTTGAAGAAGTGAGAGGAGTAGGTCCAGACATGAAAGGAATTATTAAATTTAAATATTACGATATAGTTACCAAACAATTTGTTAATGATTTTCCAGAAGATTTTAAAAAATTTTTAGTTAATGAAGAAGAGGATTTACTTCCATCATGTGATACAGAAAATCAGACAGATTTGCTAGTATGGTTAAGCACAGTCGTAATGGGTTTTAAGAAAATGAAGAAATCACAATATTCAAATAATAGTTTAAGAAGCGAGGATATAGAGTTTATAAGATTAAATAACCCTTTTCATGCGCAAGTGGAGGAAGAAGAATTACCTTGCATAAACAATTTAAACATGGAGTTCATCGTTAAGCAGGAGGTTTTAGTTGAAAGTTATTTTGATTATATGTTGGGCATTTGTAAGGATTTATTTGCCGATTTTTTGTCAATTCTACCAAATTTCGCGATTACGAATTTTGATTTTAAAAAGGAAGTAGGTATAATTTCAGTAGCAATGTTTTTAGGGATTTTAGTTACCAGTTTAGTTTATCATGTCAAAAATTTTGTAAAGGAAGGTGGTATGGTTAGTTTGAATACTGTAGAAAACGTTAAGAATATTGCAGATAATTTTGACAGTTTAGATTTTAAAATGATGCACAGTTTATTACCAAAGATATCATCACAAATGTTTGAAATAGACATGACTTATGTTGAAAAAGGAGTAGTCCATGTAATTAAGTGTCATAGTTTAATATCGGGAAGGAAAATTTTGGTACCATACCATTTAGTTTTAGATAGAGTTATGCAGATCACGATTTATGGAGATAGAAACAAAAATTACCGTATAGTCGACCACTCACCAGTTTCGGTAGTATATGTTAATATAGATAATGACGTCGCAGTTGTTTCACTTAGTGATGGTTATCCTTCACCTTTTCCCAAATTAGCAAGCTGTTTTCAACCTTGTTATGATCAAGTGGTAGGTATTGTTTTTCCAGAGAAGATTATTAAGTTAGAAGGTATTTTATTAGATATAAATAGCGTTGGACCTATTGTTTATCCAATTGGTACAATAAACAACAAAATAGAAGACCCAGTTGCCTATAAAGATTTACACTTTGCAGGTATGTGTGGAACTTTGTTAGTTACAAGTCAAGGTATGTTAGTAGGAATGCATGTTGCAGGTCATGATTCGAAGAGTATTGGAGCATCACTAAAATGGTCTAGGAAGTGTAGAGAAGATTTATTTGACGTTTTTTCCAGTGTAGACAATGGATTAAAGATCACAGCCCCCATTAGTAAAAAGGTTTATGAAAATTGTAGTGCTTTAAAGATAGATACAGATTTAAACGTTTATGTACCAAAAAATAGCAATTTTATTAAAACAGGTTTGCATGATGTTTTTGAAAATACGAGGAAACCAGCAAATTTGAGTGTTTATGGTTCACACACCGTAAAAGATGTTTCTAAATCGAGTAGATGCGAGATAGGTCCAGTAGATCATGAGGAATTAGATTTTGCCGGCAAAGTGTTAGATTTATATTTCGAAAATTTTGATGATTTAAGTGAGAAGGAAATAGTAAAAGGAGATGATATGTTAGCCCCAATAAATAAGAAATCATCTAATGGAATTTTTCCTATAAAAGGGAAAAAAGAATGTTTTGATTTTGATGAAGGAGTCTTTAAAGAGGATTTTAGAGTTTTGTATGATGATTTTGAGAAGAGGATGGAAACAGGAGATGTAGAAGTTAAACACATAGCTTGGTTTGAAACACTTAAGGATGAGTTAAGAAACAATGAAAAGAAAGATCCTAGAAGCTATAGAGTTAGTCCTGTTACTATGCAAGTACTAACGAAGAAGTGTTTTGGGAAAATGGTTAAGAAAATAGTTAAGGATAGGTGGTTTAACGAAATTATGATAGGTATTAACCCGTTTTCTGAATGGCCCCAATTGTACAACAGAATGCAAGGAGGTAGATGTTGGGGAGGTGATATAGGGAAATACGATAAATGTATGAGGGTTCAAGTTCAAATTAAAGTAGCTGAAACAATTTTAAAATATTATAAATGAAAACATCAGAATGAGGCCAGGAATGTTTTATTAAATATAGCATATAATATAGTTGTAGTTAATGACGATTCATGGATTTTAACACATTCATTACCATCAGGTTGCTGGTTAACAGCAATTTTTAATAGTTTAGTAAATAGAGTATATACAACAATGTGGTATTTTCGAGAGATGAAATCACATGGTTACACACCAAATTATCTTAAGTTTCATGAGCACCTATCAGATCCGGTCTACGGAGATGATAGATTAAATAGATGTATAGATGTAAAGTATGAAAGTTTTTTGAATGCAAACACAATGGAGAAGTTTTTTAATTCTTTGGGTATGGAGATGACAGATTCTATGAAGGGTAAGATAGTAACTCCCTTTCAAGACATAAGCGAGTTAACCTTCTTAAAAAGATATTTTCGTTTCCATCCACACTTGAATCAGATTACTTGTCCACTGGACTTGAGAACAGTTTATAGCACTTTATCCTGGATAGACAAATCAAAGGACGATTTAGATTTAGTTTTGCGAGATAAGATAAACGCTTTTCAAAGAGAAATTTTTTTACATTACGATTTATATGAAAGAGATATTAATGTATTAAAAGAAGCATGTTTCATCAGAAACATTCCTTTTACTCTACTAACAGAGAAGTATTTAATAGAGCTATATAAAGGAGGTGTTTATGATGATTTTTATGCAAAAGCTTATGATTTATTAGTAGTTTCTTAGTTTATTTTATTAGTTATTTATTTTGTTTATGGAACATAAAACCATCTTGTGTGCACAAGTAAAATGCAATTGTTTATTAATTTCAACTAAAATTAATTTTGAGTGATCAAATTAAAATCAACTTTGTTTACTGTAACCTTTTAATGATAAGCCCTTTATCAGGGAACTTGTAGCAATTTTATTTATAGGGCAACTCCATCTATTAAATATAGTAATAATTTAATATTTTGAGTATAAACTAATTACTTTACTGCCATTGAAGATAATTATGACAATTACAAAACCTCCTTAAGGACGAAGGAGGTAATACAAATACCGTCCATTTATACAACTTTACCTAGAGTAACCCATGTTTCACCAGAGTATAAGATGAATTATGATCAAATATTAGATAAACCCTTTTTAGTAACAACGATTAATTGGGATACCACTGTTCCTAGTTTCACAGAACATTGGAGATTACCATTTCCATCATCAATAATGTCTAATCCTTTAGCTAAAGTACCTTTTACTTCATCAACATTCTATCAAGCAAGAATGTGTTGCATGTTACAAGTGTCTGGTACTCCTATGCATCAAGGTTTAATGTTAATTGCGGCAATACCACATGGTAGTCCAAAGATCCTTAATCCTAACCAAATCTTGTCAGCACCACATGTGTTTTTAAACGCAACAGAGTCAACTTCAGTTTGTTTAGAGTGTCCTATGTATACCCCTAGTACTTTGTATAGAACCAATGAAGCTAATTCTTCCAAAAATAATTATTATATGAGTACATCTGTATTTGGTTCTGATGTTTTTGATTTAGTATTTTATGTTATGGACGCCCTGACAGTTGGTTCAGGTTCAGCAACTTCTATATCCATTTCTGTACACAATATTTTTAGAGATGCACAGTTTTATGTACCAAAAGTAGGCCAAATGCAGTGGCAAGCACAGTGTGGTTTAGAACTTTTTGGTTTTAAATCAAAAGGTAGAATAGAGTCCAAATGCGTTTGTGGAGATAGAAAAATGTCTGATGATGTTCGCCCTATAGAGTTTAAACCAGAAAGTTTTTTAACAAATTTGTGGAGGATGCCAACTCAAATATTGGATGATGCCGCATCTGGTTTGAAAGCTGTTACTGGTGATATTATTGATTATGGTAGAGGAGTTATTAAAACTTTAACAGGATTTCATAACCCAAATAGTGCAGTTATAGATCATAGAAATATTGTTACTTTTAGAAATTTTCAAAATAATGTAGATCAACCTAGTTTTTATGAAGTAATGGATAATCATGGCAAATTTAGCAGAATTTGTGATGATTATTATTTTAGAACAAAACAAGATGAAATGGATTTGAAGTTTATTACTTCTAAGCCTGTTTTTGTAGGAAAGTTTCACATTTCTTCAACTGATGTAGCAGGTAAGAATTTGTTTGCCTATCCCATAACACCCATGGTGGAAGCCAGTGTAGACAACTCTGGCAACGGAGCAGTTAATTTTTGTTCTGGGCTAAGAACGATTTATGAGTGCTCTAGAGCTTGGAGAGGTGGTTTGAAATTACACATTCAATCAGTTTGTACTAATTTTCATTTTTGTAAGATTATTATTTTGAAAAATTACGCTATGACGGACGGGCCTGTTAACGCAGTTTCAGCCGTTGTTCCACAATATAATAACATTCATAATTTAAACACAGATACTTTAGAATTTTCAGCAGGAGGACAAATACAAACTATAGATTTGCCATACAATTCGAATTTAAGACAGTTAGAATGTACTAAGGACTATGTACTTAATATCATTAATCATGGTATGGTATATGGTTATTTGGTACAACCACTGACTTATAATTCGAATGTACCATTATCTGTAACTTTTAATGTTTACATTTCTGGTGGTCCAGATTTAGAGTTTAGCGGTTATGGAATAGATCAAATTTATATAACACCAGGAACAGCACCAACTTACCCAGGAGTACCGAATCTTTATGGAGAAGAGAAGGG